GAGTGCCTATGCCGCCCCCGCCTCCACTGATAATTTCACCGAAATTGAGGATGACTGGGAGCTTCCCTTTTAACAACGTTGCCGTGTGTGTCTAAAGAGTGATGACGGGCGGATGAAAACAAGCCGCAGCACGATCACCGACGCACCGGCAAAGAAGAAGGTCTCCCCCCACACCCCCCTCTAAGAAGAAACACACACTCTCTAACAGAGAAATAATAAATATATATTTATATCTCTTTGTGTGTGAGGGAAAAGAATTAGAGGCTAATACAGGAATTAGAAGCTAATTAGAGGCTTCTACGGAAGTCTTACAGGAGAAGAACATGGAGAAGCAGGACATAACGAAATTGCTTACGCTGCTTGGGACGATCTATCCAAACGTGAAGAAGCCGAAAGGCGAAGCCGTGGTAGAAGCGTGGTTTCTGGTTCTGGAGCCGTGGAGCTACGAGGATGCAAAAAGGGCCGTGATCCTCCGTGCGAGAGATAATATATACTTCCCGAACCCATCCGAACTGATCCCTTACCTGCCAAAGCCGGAACCCCCAAAGGCGAAGGAGGCCCCCATGCCGGAGCCGTCCGACGCCTATCTGGAAAAATTCTACGCCAAGGCAGGCGAACAGCACGAGCGCTGGCACGAGGCCGGTATCCCCACCCCCTCAGAGGCGAAAAAGCAGGGCATGAATTACGCCGCGTGGTGTGCACTGGCAGATATGCGAGGTGTTTAATGGCAAGTAATTTTCGGCTGGACGAGCTGATCCGCCGCTATCCCCCACGGGAGAAGAAGCAGAAGAAGGCCCCCAAGGGCAGCGCCGCGACCGCGTATCAGCAGCAGCTTTGCTGGACATGTGCCAACGCCTGCGGCGGCTGTGAGTGGTCCGATCATCTGGAGCCGGTCCCCGGCTGGGACGCCACCCCCACAAGCCGGGTGCTGAAAGTGGGCGGCAAAGGCAAGGGTGGCACACGGGTAGCATCCTCATTCGTGATCCACTACTGCCCTAAATTCAGGAGGGACACACGATGATGCGGATCGTAGTTGACATTTACGATGGCGAGGACACGCAGGGCACGAAGGAGGCCGTGGCCATGCTGCTGGAGCCTCTGGGCCGTGTCCGGGTGGTCAGCGTAATTACCGATGGCAAGGAGGAAAAGCGGTGATTGCATTTGAGATCCCCTATCCGGCAACAAAGCGCGGTAAAGCGGCGTGGAACAAGCGGTTTGGCCTGAACGCGTATTACGCCGGTAAGCATTGGTCGCAGCGGAAGAAGGATGCGGAAGAGCTGCACGAGCTTGCCCACTGGGCAATGCGTAAAGCAGGAATTACAAAACGTCTGGTAAATCACCCCGTCAAGGTGACGTTTTTCTGGAATGACAATCTGGACGTTGATAATCACGGCGCGCTGGGCAAAGCCTTTGTGGACGCGATGAAGGGCTACATACTGCCGGATGACAACCCCGAGTGGTTCCGCGCCGTGGAACACAAATTTTGGAGCGGAGATACGATCCGCGTGGAAATTGAGGAGGAAAAGTAATGGACGCTGTGAAGTTTATCGAGGAGCGGAACAGAATGTGCGGCACCATGAGTGAGATGTGGGGCGTTGATGCGGCGCAAATTGTGAAAAACACCGAAGAATGGTCTGCTGCACATCCGCGCAAGACGCGCCAGAGCGAGTTCTTGAAGCATTACCCCGGCGCGCGAATTACAATAGACGGGTACCTCCATGCTTGCCCGATAGACGTGTTTTCAGATATAGGCTTTAACTGCGATGCGCGAAATTGCTTTGAGTGCAAAAAGGCGTTCTGGCTTGCGGAGGTGGAGGAATGACCCGTGAAGAGATTTTAGCCGCTGCAAAGCAGTGCGTGTGCGAAGACCGGGATCAGGATTACGGCAGCCCGGAAACGTCTTTTAACATGATCGCGGCGCTGTGGGAGCCGTATATCCGGGAGAAATGCGTCGGGCCGGATGCGGACGTCTGCATCACCTGCACCGACGTTGGGGCCATGATGTGTCTATTTAAGCTGGCCCGCATCGCCACCGGCCACGGCAAAGCAGATAACTGGATTGACCTCGCCGGTTACGCTGCCTGCGGCGGGGAATTGGAGGACCTATGAGCGACTTGGAGCAGACCGCAATCGAGCGGCTGAAAGCGGCATCGGATATGAGCCTGCGGCTTTTTGAGAAACCGTTAGTGATCACCTATTCCGGCGGCAAGGACAGCGATGTGATGCTGCATCTGGCAGAAAAAAGCGGCATCCCGTTTGAGGTACTGCACTCCCTCACCACGGCGGATGCGCCGGAGACGGTGCGCCATGTGTACGATACGTTTTATCGGCTGGAATGCAAGGGCATCAAGTGCGACGTGGATAAGCACGTTCAGCTGGACGGCTCCCGTATGACCATGTGGAAACTGATTCAAAAGAAACTCATGCCGCCCACACGCCTGATGCGGTACTGTTGCGCCGTCCTTAAAGAGGGGGGAGGCAAGGATCGGTTTATCGCTACGGGTGTTCGCTGGGCCGAATCCACAGCCAGGAAACGCCGTGGCGGCTTAGAGGTATTAACGTCTAAGCCACAAAACAAACTGATCCTATCAAACGATAACGACGAGGATCGCCGATTATTTGAAACGTGTCAGCTCAAGGGGAAACGAGTAGTAAACCCCATTGTAGACTGGCAAACGGCAGATATTTGGGATTACGTCGGCGCAGAAAAAATATCCATGAATCCGCTGTACTGCGAGGGCTTCCACCGGGTCGGCTGCGTAGGATGTCCCATGGCAACCGCCAAAACCAGAATCTTGGAATTCGCCCGCTACCCAAAAATCAAGGCGGCGTATATCCGGGCGTTCGATCGGATGTTAGACGAGCGGAGAAGGCGGGGGAAAATGGGTGGACCGATTTTCAGAATGGGTGATACCGGCGTAGATGTATTCCACTGGTGGATGGAGGACGGCGTTCTGCCGGGGCAGGAAGTGCTTGGAGGGTTTGAGGAATGACAAACTTTGAATTTTACACGAAAAACGCAACCAGATTGGGGGAGCTGATCGAAAAAGCCGTGGATGACGCGCTGGAAGCAAAGGGCTGCTCACTTGATCTGAAATACCCAGAGAAACTATCCAATGCCGATGATGCCCGCATGGTGACGTGGGCAAGCTGGCTGAATGAAGAAATGTAGGGAGGAACTATGAGAGATACAAACCTCGTAAATGCGCTGCGTGAGCACGCAGAATGGGCGCGAGCAAATGAGTGGGAAACGCCCATTACTCTGTGCGATGATCTGGCGGAAGCCGCTGACCGGATCGAGGCGCAGGCGAAAGAGATCGCCGCCCTGCGGAACGAACTGTGCCTGAAATGCGGAAACTACACGCTGGCCCATGAGGGGGCCTGTAACGGATGCCGGTGGAGGAGGGAGGAAAGAACATGACGAAGCGTTTTTGTGATCTCTGCGGAAAAGAAATATTCAAGATTCAGGATACTTATAGGGTCAGCGTGGAGAGCAACGCAAGCATCTACGCAAGCAACCCGGGCATAGTGGATGTCATAGTGGATGTGGGGGAAATATGCCCTGCCTGCGCGAAGCGTATCCACCAGACTGTGCAAGAGCTGAAACAGGAGGGCTGACAATGGCTGAATATAAAATCTGCTTTAGCGTGGCTGGGGCGTTTGGCGCTCAAATCAGCTTTGAGGCAAAACCCGGCGTATCCTATGAGGACGCTGCGGCGGCCCTTGACAAAGACAAACTGGCGAAGCTGATATGCCTCGACACCTTGGGCTACTCCGCAAAGGATATTGAGATTATCACGCCGGAACAGTACGAGGTGGAATTTGGAGGGGATGAGGATGGCTGAATACATTAAGCGAGATGCGGCGATTCGCGAGATAGAGCAAATAAATCCTGTTGACTATGGTGCTATGTGTAACTATGACGCTCATCATTGGGCAGGAGAATGTCTAAGGGACTGCAAAGAGGCAATTGATAGTATTCCCGCCGCCGACGTGGCCCCAATCGAAGCGCTGGAACGCCTGCGGGACGAACTCTGCGAGCAGGACCTAATCACCATGGAGGGGCTGAGAAGGCTGAACACGCTGATTTGGAAATACACAACGGTGCATGACGGAGGTGTAGAATGATGCGATTGATTGATGCAGACACGCTATCGGAAAGCATTAAGCGCGGGGCAGGAACTGATCTCCAAAAGTTTTTCGCGGACGTATGTGTGGCGACCGCCCCCACCGTGGATGCCGTGATCGTGACGCGGTGCAAGGACTGTAAGCATAAAGGGTGGGTACAGGAGCCGTGCCACGGTAAGAGCGTTGATTATTGCAAAGTCTGGGACTGCACTTTGCGGAATCTCGAAACTACATTTTGCAGCTACGGCGAGAGAAAGGATGGCGGGGATGGCTGACCGCCAGCCGCCCCACGCAACAAAAGGAGGTAAGCTATGGAGGATCGGGACAAAAAATTGCTGAAAGCCTATGCAGCGCACAACATGAACGTGAGAGAGACCGGCGGCGCGGTTTACCTGCACTATAACTCCATCCGCTACCGCTTTCGGCTCATTCAGCGGGAAACCGGGCTGAACCCACGGAATTTTTACGATCTGGAAAAGCTGTTAGCCATGATAGACACGCAGGGGTCCTGACCACCTGCATCGGTAGGTCAAAGGGGAGGGGCACTTCGTAAAGGAGGCCCAATATGAAATACCGATACACCGTCCAGCAGCTCCAAAAAATGGAGCAATGCCGTTATCTCACTGACCGGGAGCGGCGCGTGTTCAATCTGGTTTGCCGCCGTGGCTGGGCGATTGAGGACGCGGCGGCAGAGCTGTACCTATCTCGTTCCTCCGTAAACGCCTGCCTGCACTCCATCCGGGATAAAGCAGGCATCTCCCGCCCAAACAAAAGACATCCATAAGCCATGACAAGCGGTGTCCTGTGGTACGGTAACCATAGAGCACCGCTTGTTTTGCGCGCGGAAACAGGGGGTGTATTTTTAGAGAAGGAGGAATCTCTCTATGGCTGAATTTGCAAGCAAGGGCGTCGCAGGCACTGCTCTCGGCACCGGCATTGCCGGTCTGTCTCTGGGCGTCCTGAACTCTCTGGGCGGTCTCGGCGGGATGCTGCTGGGCAATCGCGTCATCCCCTTTGCCGCTGGTATGGCGGCGGAGGCCGGATGCAGCGAGAACCACACGGTGAACCGCTACGAGCTGTCCATGGTGCAGGAGAACGCCAAGCTCCGCAGCGACATTGCCCTGCGGGATGCCAACACCTACCAGGACCAGAAGATGCTGGAGATGTACAAGTACATCGACGGCAAGCTGGGCGAGGTGCATGGTGCGCTGGCTTCTCAGGCGGTCAATAATCAGGCCACCAAGGACAGCTTCCAGCTGTTGCAGGAGCGCGTGGACTGCTGCAAGAACGAGCTGTGCGGGGCCATTTCCCGTGAGCGGGACGAGCGGAAGTGCGCTGACAATACCATTGTCACCTACACCAACGCCACCTTTTATCCCAAAATGGTTGCGGACATCACCACCGGCACCGGCACCACGCCCCAGTCCACCTATAACCCCCTCCCCGTCTCCACCTGCGACTGCAACTGCGGTCGCTAAGAGGCGAAGAGGGAAGAAGAGAGGGGCATAGCGCCCCTCTCTCCCGTCATTGGAGGAATCTATGGTAACATTGGATCAGATCAAGCAGGGCGCTGCCCGCTATGTGGATGAGGAATTTACCGGCAAGCTCACCGGCTGGCAGAAATGGGCCGTCGGTGCCGGGGCTGCTATGGCCCTTAACAATCTGGACGCCAGCCTTTCCGCCCTCCGGGAGCATCCCGCCATGAAGGCCCTCGGCGTCTTTGATGAGGCGGGGAACGTAGATATTGACAAGATCTACACCTGCCTGAAAACCGAAGCCGCCAAAGGCCCCGTCACCACCAATATCCCCCTGATTGGGAACGTCACGCTGAATGAAACGGATGTGGACAAGCTCTACACCCTGATCAAGCAGAGTTAGGAGGATCGTATGCACGAGATCAAACACTTGGCCGAAGAGATCCGGGAAGAACTGGACGATGCCGAGAAGTACGCCCGTGAGGCCGTCAAGCACGCCGGGGAGGACCCGGAGGACGCCAGCACCTACGCCGACCTCAGCCGTCAGGAGCTGGGCCATGCCAATCGGCTCCACGAAATGGCCGTTCGCCATATCGAAAAGGCGAAGGACGCCGGTCTCCATCCCACGGAAGCCGAGAAAGCTGTCTGGGACTGGGAGCATGAGCGGATGCTGGACCGCACCGCCCATGTGAAAACGCTCCTGTCCATGATGTAAAAGTTAAAGAAACACCCCCGCCAGACGGCGAGGGTGTTTTCTTACTTATAGGGGTTCTTGGCGTTGGTGGTGCAGATAATGTCCCACAGATCCGCCCGGTTTTCCTGACCGGCAAGGGCGGCGCTGGCCTCCGCCTTGCTGACCCTGCCGTTTCCGTCCGCGTCGGCCCTGTCTTTCATGGAGAAATACTCCTTGGGGGAAAGTCCGGCATCATGCGCCTGCTTTACCTTCTCGTAGGCTTTCCCGCTCATTTTCTCGCTGCCGTACTTCTGGTACAGGGCCAGAAATTCCCCGGTGGATACGCCGATGTCCCGCTTGGACGTTTTGGCGTTCTCAATCCACTTGGCGCTGGGCTCATACTTGGGGTCTACCTGCTGACGGGCCGTCTCACGCGCATATTTATACACGTTCTGGATGTAGTCAGACTTTTCACTGTCGCTCATGGACTTGTAGGCGGGAAGCTTCACTGCCGCCTCCACCAGCTCCTTCCGCGTCTGGCCCATGGCCTTGGCGTACCGGGTGTATTTCTCGCCGGTCAGGGTCCGGGTCTCGCCCTTCACCGTATAGGACTTTTCCGCCGCCGCCGGATAAACGGTGCTGTCTCCGGTGGCCTTCGCCAGCCGTCGGATCTCCTGCGTGGCGGGGCTGTTGTCCTGCGCCTTCAGGAAGCCGGGGGAGAGGAAAGACTGGAATACCCGCTCCGGCGCGGAGCCGTTGGAGACCTCGTTGCCCCACATATCCACCATGGGCTGAAGCTGATTCCGTGCGCCGGGGACCTTCTTCGCCGCCCCCTGCAAGAAGTAATTCACATCGGAGGAAAGCTGCCCCGTGCCCTTTTCCACATAGCTTTTGCGCACCGTATCATCAAATACAGACGCAACCTTGCTTCCGATGGTGGGGATATACTGTCCGGCGTAGCTGCTGGCCGCCCGATCAATCAGGTACATGGGCTTGCTCTTGGCATAGCTGATGTTGGAAACCAAATCATTCAGGGAGGACAGCATGGAGGTCTCCAGCACAACGTCCTGCATCCCAAGCAGAGAATCCACCAGCGCATCGAAGGTGCCGCCGCCCTTCTGAACGGATTCCATGATGGCAGCGCCCGCGAACAGGGGCATTGCCGCCGGAACCGCCCAATCCAACGTATAGGACTTGTCCCCGATCTGGATGGCATAGTCCTGCTTGCCCATGGACTTTTCAAAGGCTTCCTCCTTGTCATCATCACCGGCCCGGACGTGGAGCAGCCCCTCCGCCGCCAGATAAGCGCCCAGTGCCAGAATCCCGGTGCCGGTGAGACCGGATGCAATGGAATCCACGGCATCCGCCGCCGTGCATTTCCCGGACTTCACGTCCAGCATGGCTTCCTTCACGCCCTTGCCCAGTCCGATGGGGCTGTAATCAAGGCCCGTGGTCAAAATGTTGGCCGGGGTCTTTCGGAAGGGGAGGAAGGCGTCTGCCGCGAAAGATGCGGCCCTCAATACCTGATTATCCCCCTGATACCGTCCCATCTTGGATAGCGCCTCGGAAAGCGCCGTGGTGTTGCGGTAGGTAGCCTTCTGCGCTTCCTCAATGGCGTAGGTCCGTGCCGCCTCCACGTCTGCGGCTCTGGTGCCCGCGTGGGCCTCCGCCGCCGTCACGCCCTTAGCTTGCAGCGCCTGGGCGAAGCTGTCCACGTAGGCCGCACGGTTAAAGATCACGTCCTCATAGTCAAGGGCGCGGCTGTTCAAATCTCCGATGCTCTGCACGGCACGGGAGAGAACGTCCTCCCCCTTGAACATTTTCCGCTTGCTCTGGATCTCACGCTCAATGCCTGCCGCCGTTGCGTCGGAATACTTCCCGCTGCCCATAGCCGCGTTCTGGTCCGTCTCATACTGGCCCTTGGCAAAGGCTTTCAGATCCTTATCAACATTCACGGCCTTTGTCCGCTGGCTCTGATCCTTGATGACCGCCCGCTCGATTGCGGTTCCGATGCCGTCCTTGATTTTTCGTGCGCCGAACTGAATGGCGTTGCCCATAATGTTGCGGATGTGGGTGGTGGGGTTAGTCAGCATGGAGGTGTACCGCCAGAAATTGGCCTTCTCCCGGAACGTGCTGGGGATCTGGTCTGCAATGGAGGTGGTGATAGCGTCCCATGCCGCCGCCCGCTCCGCGTCCGTCTCTGCCATCAGGTAGTTGGTTGCCAGCTCGTCAGAGAGGGTGAAACCCGTTACCTTGTCGATGTAGTCCACCCGTGCGCTTTCCACGTCTCCGCTGTTGGTGGTGTTCTGCCGGGGTGCCCGGTTCTGCCGTGCCGCCCGGTCATTCATTTTGTCTACCAGCCGCCGCAGCGTCAGCAGACGGCCCTCCGGCGTCAACCGGTTCATCAGGTTCATGGCCTGCACCATCTGTGCGCTGTCGTGGGCCGCGTCCGCAATGGCCGTTGCCAGCTCAAAAGCGGCCTTGTGGTCTCCTTCGGAAATGGCAAGGTTGTAGGCGCTGATGGCCTCGGCGGTGTCCGCCTTGGTGATCCGCTGTCCCAGTTCCGCCTTGGCAATGAAACTGTTCGCCACCTCCTGCCAGCCGTCCCGCGCGATCTTGGCCTGTGCTTGCTGTACGGCGCCCCGGTCCGTCACCACGTCATAGTCGAACGCACCGCCGGAAATGGCGTTCTCATACACAGTTGCCATCTCCGGGGAGGTCAGGGGGCTGTTCAGAATGGTGGAGACCGTTTTCTCCACATTCCGCCCGGTATCAGGGTTCACAACGGGGACCTCAGAGGGCGCCCGCCGCTGTTCTGCCTGGATGCGCTGGGCGCTGTTGGGGTTGACCGGGTAAAACTCATCGCTCTTGGCCTGCATGGCATCAAAGGGCGTGTTCACCGCACCCGCCACGGCGTCACCCGGCGTGTCGAAAGCGTCCACATCCTCTAAGCCACGGCCCCGCGCCTGCTCTCCCGCGCCCAAAATGCTCTGCTTGGCGGTGAGATACCCGCTGTTGGGTCCCACCTGTGCGCCGGTCATGGTAGTGTAGCCGTGGGAGAGCATATCGTCCAGAATCAGCTCCACCCGCTTGGCCGCCGCCACGTTCTCCTGCCCCTGATCGGTGATGATCCGCTTGGCTGCGTCGATGATGGCGTCACGGGAAAGCCCAGTTCCATCCATGGCCTGTCGCAGGTGAGGCGAGGTCTGCGCCGCCTGCTGGACGGCGTTACCCTCCATGGTCCGCTCATAACGGCGGCTCATGGGCTGCTGGAGGGAGAGGTCCGCATCCGCGATCAGGGCGTTGGCCGCTTCCTGATAATAGCGGTGTAGCTCCGGGTGGTCGAACTGGAAGGCGTTCACGTCTCTGCCGCCCACCGTCTCCATCCGCCGCCGGTCGATGTGCTGCTCCGGATCGATCTGGAACACCTTGCCGGTGGCGTCCATGCCAACGGTTCCGGCTTCATTGGCCTGATATATGGCGTTTTGCTGCTCCGGCGTCATGGCATCCATATCCGCCCGTTTCTTCCCGAACAGAACCTCAGAGAGAATATCCCGGTTGCTTTTTGATTCTGCCTGTGATATATTGTTCTTAGCGAGGATGTCATCAGCCATCGCCTTGGGGAATTGTACCCCATTGGAAAGAAGCTGATGGACATCCTCGTTGTTTTTTGTGTAGAGCACATTGTTGTCCGCTTCTCCAAGATAGCTTTGCATGTGGCCTGTCTGGTAAGCGCTGGCAATTCTATTTTCCACACTGATTGCTCCCTGCTTGTCCAGATGCAGCGGGACAATAATACTCTTGTCGCCGTCTTTCCACGCGGTCAGCAGCACAATGCTGCTTGGCTGTGTGTTCGACTTCAAAATCGCAACTGGGTTTTCGATTTGATAGGGGAGCTGCTTTAGAACAGACATACCCAAATTATGTTTGCCGCCCATATACCCTTCCGGGTATGCGATTTTATAAGCTGCATCTTGCGTCATTGTCATCGGAAGCGGGGTTGCCCCGTAACGGGTCAAAAGCTCCGGCGTGTCCCCAACAGACAGCAATTTGCCGCTTGGATAGTCTCCCGAAAAAACCTTGTCAATATCGCTTCGATACCGCAGCATATTGTCCGTGCTCGTCAGCCTGCCCGCCGTCTCCACACCGGGGACGGCGTTTTGCGTGCCCTCTGCGGCGTTTGCGGGGGTTGGGGTATTAATACTCTCCCGCAACTCCGGGCGTGCCTCCTGCGTAGGCTGTGCGTCCGCCTGGCTGCTTCCACGCTGCCGGATAACGTCAACGCCTGCGCCGATGCCGCCCATGGCAGCGCCCACCGCCGCGTCATACAGCGCCTCGCTGAGATCGAACCGGGCAGAGGGGTCATAGGTGGCCCGCTGCAAAACGGGCTGGAAAATATCCTCGATAAATTCTTCGCCGCCCTCGGAGATCATGGAGAGGGCCACACGGCCCGCTGTGCTGTTGTTCATCTTGGCAAGCGCACCGCTGATGGCGTTGTCCAGAACGCCGCCGCCGAACGCCTTCTTGAAGGGGCTTGCCACGTTGCTGATCTTCTCCGTGGCAAGGCTCAACGCGCCGCTCCCCAGTCCGTAGGCAAGCTGCTGGCCATAGGTGGCCCCGGCTTGTCTGGCCCGCTGGGCGCTGCTTCCGGCGGAACGGGCCGTCATCAGGGCAAGACCGGCTCCGGGGATCACGGCGCTGGCCGCAACATCCCCCGCCATCTGCACACCCTGAACGCCCAGATCCACGGCGAACTGGCCCACCGGCCCCAGCCCTTCCTTGGCCTGTGCCACATCCGCAGCGGAACTTTGGGACAGACGGTCCGCCGTCTGATACGCCTTGTCCGCCACTGCCTTGTCGGACCGCTCCACCGCCTTGGTATAGCCCTCATGGGCCGCGATCCGCCGCTTGGCGCTGGCAAGGTAGCCCTGCACCTGCTTCACGTCCGCCGCCGTCATGGCCTTGCCGTTGGCCCACTTCACGTCCCGGAGCATCTTCTCATACCGCTTCACCGCGTCATGGTCGCTTTGCAGGGAATCCCCAGCGTTCTGGTTGGCGATCCGGGTATTCAGTTTCCCGGCCCCCTCCGCCAGCACACCGCCCAGATTTGCGTAGGCGGAGCCGGTGGACTTCGCTGCACCGGAGATCACCTTCCCCACGCGCCCGTTGTCCAGAGAGGGGGGCGTGGTGCCGCCGGTCCGCACGTCTGCCAGCAGGCGGCTGTTGGGGCGGCTGTTCCCGGAGCTGGCGTTCTCCATAGGCCGGGGGGAGACAGAAGGCGTAACGGCCTTCGTCTCCTTGGCCTTGGCGGGTTGGGTCCCTCTCTTCCGCTCGACCGGTGTGCCGTCTAAGTGCATCAGACCCCGCCCGGATGTCGGAGCGCTCTGCCCGCCGGTCACAGCCTGCCCGGTTTTGATATACACCAGATTACCCATACTGTCACCCCTTGTAAACAATGCCGTAAGGCTTCAAAACTTCTGCGTTGATTCGACGCTGCTGCTCTGCCGTCAGCTTGGACCAGTTGTTATCCAACCACCGGCCAACCTTTTCGGTGTTGCCGTTCTTCAGGTCCGTATTCAGGCCGGACGCCCATGCAGCAAGGTTGCCGACGTTTTCATATTTGCCACTTTTGCCGCCCTGATACTTCGCCCATGCCTGATCAGCCGTCAGGCCGCCTGCGGCCTTCTTGGAGTTGGCCCCCCACTTGCCGTCCTGAGACACGCCGTAGTATTTCTGGAGCTGCTTCACCTGCTCATTGGTCAGGGAGCCGTTGGAATAGCTTCCCTTCTTTTTGCTGGTGCTGCTGCCGGTTTTGGCAGTGCCGGTTGTTCCCGCCGTCAACCTGCCGGTGCCGTACAGGGAATCATAGGCCCCCTGCCCGTAGTAATAATCAAAGGCGGAGATCACGTCATCCGTCACGATGCCGTTTTTCAGGGCAGACTGCACCTGACTGGCGGTCAGCGTCGGCTTTACCACGGTACTGCCGCCGGAAGAACCGGAGCCGGAGCCGCCGGTCTGCCCGCCGTACTTGGCGTAGAGATTCTGCTGCCGGACGTATTCCTCGTACAGGGCGTTTGCCAGCTCCGCGTCTCCCGTTGCCTCTGCCTTGGCAATGGCGTTCCGGTACTCCGTGTCAAGCTGGCTCCGCTGGAGGTCGATGGCCGCCGTCTTTTCCGCCTGCTCCCGGTCGATCTGGGAAAGGTTCTGCTGAAGCACAACGTCCTGTGCCAGCGCCGCCTGTCCGGTTGTGCCGGTGTTCAGGCCGTTGGCAACCGCCATCTCCTGAAACGCGCCACGGCTTAGTGCGTTCTGGTTGGCCGCGCTGTTCCGGGCAATGTCATATACCGGCGCGATCTGCGCGCGGCTGGCGTCCAGTGTGGCGGTGTTCTGCTCGTAAGCGGATTTCAGCGCCGCCAGCTCCGCCGCCACCTTCTTGGCGTACAGCTCTTTCAGATAGTCGCTGCCGTCCCCGATGTCAAAGCTCATGCCGGTCTGCGATGTGGAGAAATTACCGGACGGCGTGCTGCCTGCGTTGATGTCCGTGACCCGCTGTTGCTGGCTGTATGCCGGGGTTCCGTATCCGGGTGTTCCGGCCTGTACGCCGCCATTCTCCGCCAGATAGTCCCCAAAGGACTGCACCTTGCCGTTGGCCTGTGCGGTGGGGGAAGTATCCGTGCCCATGAGATAGCGGTAATAGGCCAGCTCCGCGCTTTCCGGGCTGTTGTCAAGCCCCAGCCGCCGCCGCAGATCGTTCACGGAAGAAAGAGCACCGCTGTCCGTCACATAGCCGTTCTTGTCAATGGTGTAGCCGTATCCCGCCCGGATGGCGTTTGCCGCCTGGTTTGCCTGATCGCCGGTGATCTCGCCCCGCTGAAGCCGGTTGCGGATGTCCTGAATCTTGGAGCGGTCCAGCGCGGACATCATCTCATTGTCTGTCCATGCGCCGCTTTTGCCGTAACTTCCGTTCCCGGCGTTGATATCCTGATGGGGGGTGTAGTCCGCCACGCCCTTCACAGCCTTGTAGGCGTAGCCGTCATCGTCATAAAACACGGTATAGCCGTTGGACACCTGCGCACGGCCTGCCAGATCCTGACGTCGGCTCATGTCCGCGCCTACCTGATAGGTCACGCCGCCTTGCTTGTAGTTCTTCACCTCGGAATTGCTGGTTGGCATCCCATAGATGCCGCCGCCATTGTCATTGCGGGTATAAGAAACCCCGCCGAAGGTCCCCTGAGAGCTGCCGCCGGAACTGCCATTGTCCCGCCGGTTGCCGCCCTTGTCATAGGTCTGGCTGTAGGTCTTGTCGGAACCGATCATGTTCGGCTCTCTGCCGCCGTACTTATCGTCGATCTTGTTCTGCCGCTCCTGGGTCAGCCGGTCCCGCTCGGAGGCCGACAGGTCCGTTCGCTGAAGCTCCTTGGAGTAGTCTTTGTTTTTATCGTAGTACCCTGCCATACTTGGCCCTCCTTATCCGTTCCAGTCTGCCCGGACTTCCCTTGTATCAATGTGCGTGAAGCCCTTCTGACTGTATACGCCCACGCCGCCCCAGTCCGGCATGAGCTGTCGGGCGTAGGCCGCCACCGCTGCCGGGGTCTGTCCCCGCACGGTAATGTCCGCCGCCGTGCCGTAGCAGTGCTGGCTGTGGGCCACGCCGCCGACCTTGGCGTTGTATTGCGGCGTCCGATACCCACTGTTGATGGTCACAGCCGCGCCGAAGTGACTGCGGATGCTTTGCAGCACCATCACCAGCCGGGGGGCTACCAGCACGGCGTCAGAGCCGTCCTTGCAGGCAAATTCTTTCACTTTAAAATGGGTGGACAACTTCTTGCCGCCGTCCTTCGCCTTGGAATAGGCGTTGATCTCTACCATAGGTTTCTCTCCTTCCGGCTCACACGCATCCCCGCTTTTCTTTTTCCACACCAGGAAGAAAGGGATCACCCGTCCGTCCCCGGTAAAGCCCTTGCCTGTCGAATCCATGAAGCAGGTAGACCCGCCGCCGTCCATCATAATGGCGTTGTCCCAGCCGGACGCGGCCAGCAGGTCACGGAGCTGTTCCGGCGTCCGCCGGTTCTTGCTCACATAGTAGGCAAACCGCCCGTTCTTGGTGCCGATGGCCGTCCGGGGCGCACGGTAGCGCATATCCGCTCCGCAGGTGACGGGGCTGATCTTCTTCCCGCCGATGATGAGGTGAACGCACTCCATGTAATTCCGGTCCCCGTTGGGCACGGTTTTCACACCGAAGTCCGCCGGGGTATTCCAGCTGATGGCCCACGCCCGGTAATTGGGGGCCTTGTAAACTTTACCGTTTGCCTTCAAATGGCAGGCCGGTGTCTGGTTCCGCAGGAAAATGGAGCCATTGCAGATAGCGTCCCCGCCCGCCTCCGCCAGCATCTTTTTCAGGTTGGCCGTGGTGGAGCGGAGACGCTTCCGGTTGAAATAGATCTTGATGAATTGTAGGTCGGAGAGCGGGACGGTGCCCGCTCTCGTGCTCATGTGTGAGCCTCCGTATTTTTCCCCTGATCGCTGGCCTGACGAATGGCATCCAGCATATTTTTAATAAAGGCGGGGTAGGGGACCCCCATCACTGCCGTATTCTCCAAAATCGACAGCCCCTCGTTTGCGATGAAAAACATACACACTGCGTCCCGCACAAAATCGCTGGATGTGGCCTGATCCAGTAATGCCCCCATCCATACCAGCGCCAGCATGACGCACTTTTTCGCCAGCCCCTTGAACCCGGCGTCGGAACTCAGCGCCCCGGTGCCGCTCTTGCTGGATTTATGCCAAATGGCCGCTACCATCCAGCCGGTGGCGTAGTCCAGCACCATAAAACAGATCAGCACTTTCAGCGCCATATCCCAGCCCCCCAGAGCCTGGGCGATGGCGGAGCCAGCCGCAGCCAGCACCGCCAACACCGTGTTTTTGATGTGTAAAGCGTTCATAGTGTCCCTCCTTTCGGTGGTCACACCCGCACGGCCTTCTCAGGACGACCATCCTCGTCGAAGGTAATACGGTAATGGCCTTCCGGCGTCCAGACCTCCTCCTCGGTGTTGGCCTTGGCGGGGTCACGCCGCATGTAATCGTGGAGGTGCTTCACGTCCTCCGGCTCATTCTCGGCAGGAATGAAGCCCTCCCGCATTTCGTCCTCGGTCCAGTTGGCCACGCCGCCGTCAGGATTCAAGTGGAAGTTGGCCCCCGCCTCCTTCAGCTCGGCATTGATGGCCGAGATGGTCTTGCGGCTCTTGCAGCCCTCGTTGATGATCTCGGCAAACTTCTTTTCCATAATGTATACCCCTTTCAAATTTTTCGGTTGAAATTCAACCGTGTTCAATTGGTTTTTTAGGCTCCTGACGCACAGAGCTTGTCCGCGTCAGTGTCAGAGTTCCGACTTGGTTTCGTGCAGGTTAAAATTCCGGCCATTTTCTTTCACAGATGAGACACACCTGACGGCCTTCTGGAATAATAGCTCCACAACATACACAGCTGTTATTCATATCCCATCCTACGCTTTCGCAATCAGCGCAGATTTGCCGTCCTTCGGGGATGATTGCCCCGCAACAAATACAATATTCCATAGGTCAGTCGGTGGTTTTGGTGTATTTGAGTAGGACATCGGCAGAACTAAAACTTCTGCCCTCTCCGCATCCGATGCCTATAACAACATCTCCATTGCCAGAACTGGACAACTGAGCCGAAAGTGAAATAGAATAACGTGTAAAATCACTGGTCCCTGGAACACCATATAAATGTGGAAGCGCTATGCTTCCGCCGGCACCCGCACCTTCGGTGAATCCGCTCACAGAAACAATCTTGGCAACGGAAGCAAGCCCCGCATTGGATGTTATGAATTCACCAGCGGAACATGCGCCCATTCGTTTTAACAATGCGTATACCGGCTTGCCGAGATACCGCTCCGTGGTGCGGTATTCTACGCCAAGCAGCATGGGAGGATGATCCCAGCCGCCCAGAAGTTTACCAGTTTCCGGGTCGTATTTATTGCAAATCGCCAACTGTTCTGCTACAGTGGGTACACTGTTTAATACATATATACCATTTGCTTGTTTATGTACAAACGTCTGTTGTGTGCCTACCTCCAGCTTTGCACCAATAAGGGTTTCACCTGAATTGATCCATCGCCATTGATTAGAGGTGCCAAAAAAATCAAGGATATCCGTGGTTTCTGTCCAGCCAGCAGCCGTTTTTGTAGCTGAAACGAACGACTGTGAGCCATCAACCAGCTTTTTCAGCACACTGCACGTCATTTCCATTCCATTGAACTGCGCCGCGTTTTCTAAAAACTGCGTGAAGGTGCAATTTGCTCCGCCCGCTGCGTTTGTCATACCATATGGCGATGCTGGGCGTAAGTTGTTTTGTTTGCCGCCATCAGAACTAAGCACCTGCCATCCATCACAAACATAGCGGTTTACTGGAACACCAGACCAACCAGACGGATACAACTGCCAAATCTGAAATAAAGGATTGATAAAAAGGTTTGGCTTTGGAATGGCATTCAATTCGTTTGTAGACGCGGCGTCAATGTTCTCCCTCGCCTGCGCCTTCTGCGCATCGGTGAGGTTCTGGGCTGTGTCATAGCCAACTGCACCGATGGCCGTAGGTGTAATGGGGTCGCTGCCTTTGGCACCGTGCTGGCTGGCGTGTTTCCCCGCCGCTTTGCTGTCCCACGTGGTTTTCTGTTCGGCGGTCACATGGATGTCGCTGTTGCCAATGTGCACCGGCACGTCTTTCAGCGCCGTGTTGAAGGCCGTCTCCGTGCCGGAATACCCGGCTTCCACGGCGGTCTGATAGGCGCTCTTGCCGTCCGTGCCCTTCACACCGGCGGGACCTTGCGGGCCTTCCGGGCCAACGTCGCCCTGGGGACCCTGTACGCCCTGAATGCCCTGCGGACCCTGGGGACCCGTCGCGCCCTTGGCACCGGTCTCACCCTGCGGACCGGTGGGGCCTTGGATGCCCTGCTCGCCCTGCGGGCCAATGTCACCCTTGTCGCCCTTTTCACCCTTGGGACCTTGGATGCCCTGCGCACCGGCAGGACCCTGCGCGCCTTCCGGGCCTTGCAGCTTACCGACGCTTACCCAGTCCGAAGCAAGCTCGGACCAGATGTAGCACTCCTTATCCGCCTCCACCATGTACATCTTCTCGTTGCCGGTGGGTATGGCTTTTCGCAGCGCCGCCAGAGTGGGATAGACGTCCTCAATGTAGAGGCTGGTTCCGTCCTTGCCGGGAGCGCCAGTGGGGCCTTGTGCCCCAGTGGGGCCTTGGGGGCCTGCGGGTCCGGTTTCACCCTTGTCGCCGGGTGCACCCTTGGGGCCGGTCTCACCCTGAATACCCTGAACGCCCTGCAATCCGGTCGGCCCCTGCGGGCCAGTAGGACCGGCAGGGCCAGTCTCACCCTGGTCTCCCTTGGGCCCCTGCGCACCGGCCACGCCCTGGATACCCTGCGGGCCTCTTGCGCCCTGTGCGCCCTGCTCGCCCTGTACGCCCTGCGGGCCTTGGGGGCCGCGCACGTTTACGCTCTGAGGAGGGGACGTTACATTTTGCAGGGAGAAGGACATGACGCCGTTAATGTCCACGCTGGGGACGATGGCGGGTCCCACCGGGCCCTGTGCGCCGGTGGCTCCGGTATCGCCGGTATCGCCCTTGTCGCCCTTTTCGCCCTTGTCACCCTTCACGCCGGTGACCACGGTCACGCCGTTCTGGTCCGTCACCGTGCCGTTGGTGAACTGCATCCGGCTCCGCTGGGGGAGGGCCTGTCCGTCCGGGCCGATAATCAGGTGACCGGAAGAACCGGTTGCCTGCCAGGTCTCGCCGTCCGTGCTGACCTCCAGCACCTTATCGCTGTTCAGACGGATGTACTTGAATCCGGCCTCGTTCTGCGGCAGCAGCACCGCCGTTTCTACACCCAGATTTTCCAGCGCCGGAATCAGGGTCTCGTTCATGTAAGTCTGAATAGCCTTGCCGCCCTCGTCGAACTTGTTTTTCAGCTCGGCAGAGGTCATCCCGCCTACGTCATTGGGCTCATCGTCCAGCGCGGCAATGATCGCCATGTTTTTGTTGAATTTCTCAATCGCCACAGGTTACACCTCCGTTTTCGGCACTTCACCGGTCTCGTTGATTTTCCGCTGCAACTGGCCGTATCCGGCCCCGCCCCGAATGGGGACGGCTTCCTCCTCGGTGACAGGCTGTTCGCCCTCTGCTCCCGGCTGGGCACCCATCATGGCACGTTCCTGCTGCTGGAGGGCTTGGATCAGCGCCTCCTTGTCGGTGATCTGTCCGGCGGGCAGCCGCTTCAGATACTCCACCGTGGAGATCTTACCCTGCATCAGCAGATTGTCCAAGGTCTGCATGGCGGCGATTTCGCTCCAGTAGGAAGCCGCGCCCGCGTCCAGTCCGATAGTGAAGGGGATCTCCTTCAGGATGGAGAAGTCAAAGGGAACCACCAATTTGCTGTTGTCATAGGGGTTGGAGATCTCCACATACCGCTCTCCGTAGTATTCGCCCATGAACTCCATGTAGATGCGGCCCAGATCCTCAATGCTCTGCAAAAGGTTCTGCTTCGTCAACTCCATAGGCGTTGCCGCCGCCCGCTGCAAGGCGATAATGGCGGAGGTGTTGTCCGGTCTGGTATCGCCCAGCGCCACGTCTGATGCCCCAAGAAACTTTTGCGTGTAGCTGATGGCAATGTCGATAAACTGGCTGATCTGAGGGGAGATGCTGGCGGGGTCAATGATCTTCGCCACGCCCTCCACACTGCCGTTCACCGGAATAGCCCCGCCGATCTTGTTTGTCCACTTGGATACCTTGGTGGAATCGTATACCACCTTCGGATAGGCCAGCGTCATGAGGGAGATCATGGACATGGCAAACAGCTTATTGACAAAGATCTGGTTGGGCAGCAGACCGGTAATCATGGCCTGTCCGTGATAGCAGTCCTGCACATAGTCCCAGTTCATCCACGTCAGGGGATACAGCTTGATGCCGAGGTCCAGATCGCCCCGGATCTCCGCCTGCCGGGTGCACTCGTAGGCGTGGACGGTGCCGGTCTCGTCATCCTTCCACAGCCGGAGTAGCACTGTCACCTTGTTCCCGCTGCCGCTCATGGAATCCATGTAGTTGTTGCCGCAGTCCTTGTTATCCGGCTGGATCTCGTCCGGGTCCTTGCCGTACCGCTTGGCCCGCTTCCGGGCCTCGCTCAGCAGCATCCGCCGTTCCAGAATGATGTAGGGCTGACTCTGCACGTCCCGGTTGTTGGGGTTGCCGAACAAAACCTGCGTGTTCATCAGGACTTCCGTGCGGATGGCGCCCTTGCTGGCCTGTCCGGTCTCCGCCGTATCGTCCCAGTAGGTATACATACAGCCGTCACCGTCCACGGCGGCGTTTCGGGTATACTCCCGGATGCGCCCGCCGATGCTGTTGTGCTCAAAGATGGACGCGAACTGATCGTTAAGGATGTCGGCCACCAGCTCCAAGGTCTGCGTGTTCCGTTCCCCGCTGGAGGACATAGCCCGCGCCCACAGCTTTAGGTTGTCCGTGGAGATATTCGCCACGGAAAACAGCACCACCCGCTTCAAAAAGTTAAATACGGGGGTGGGGAGGCCGTTGCTCTGCACACCCTCCCACTGCTTACCTATGAAGAAATTTTCGTTGGTCTCCACGCAGTCATAGAGGTCAATGCCGCTGTTGAAACTAATGCCTGCACTGTATTCCTTACCGACCCGCTCCGGGGTCATCGTCTGTTTGCTCATGGGTTCACCCCTTTATTTCACATTTCCGGTATAGCGGAGCTGCACGTCCGTCTCCAGAACCGTTGCGGTAGACGATGCCGATTTGCTCTTGAATACCAGCTTGTAGAAGGTGGCCTTCTTCACCTTCATCTTCACCCGCCGCACCTGCGGCTTCCGGTTGGTGCCGAAGGACCAGTGGGCGAAGTCCGCATGGGCGAAAGTGGCAAGGCCGGAAGAGACAATCTTTTCCGGGTAGTCGCTGCGGCGGTTGGTCTCCACCGTCACATGAACCCGCGCGTTGCTCTCCGGCTGGATCGCCACAAAGATCAGCGGGCTGTATTTCAGCACCCAGTCCCGGTCAAAATCCATGGAGCCGGTAGCGGCGTAGGCGTCAATGTCCTTGCCGTCATCGTTCCGGTACTGCCGGGAAAGATGCACCACGCCGCCGTCAGGCCGGAATCCGTAGGTCTCCAGCCCTATCTCCACCATGGCCCGGAAGCTCAATCCGGTGTAGAGATACCATGCGTCCGCGCCGTAGTTCAGGATCAGCGCCTTGTCTCCGTACATCCACCAGTATTCCTGCGCCGATTTCCGGTTGAAGGTTCGGGTCTCCGCCATGTCAAAGCCTTGCAGCGTCACCTCTACCCGGTCGGAGATCCGTTCCGCGTTCCGCTCGTCAAAGGTGATGTTTCCGCTGGTGGATACGCTCCGCCACCGATACACCGCCTGATCGTCCAGCGTCAGGGGGTTGTTCTCCAAAATGTCCACCTGCCCCGGCGCCTTATTGCCGAACTGCCGGTTGACAGGGGTCACGTAAAACGCCGCCGTGGTGACGTCCGTAGCCGTTACCAGTGTGGAATAGCTCATGGAGTAGGTGGCGTCCTGCTTGAATACCACTAGCCGTGCGTAGTGACGCACCATGCCGGTAATGGGCGTGTTGGCCTCGCCAACCTCCGCCTCGTACAGATCCGGGAAGTATTCCGCAGAAGGCTTTCCGGTGGCGGAATCAATCCCGGAGTAAATGGTCTTGTTGGTGCCGTCTCCGTAGAGAAACACGCGGCTGTCCGTCTGGCCGTTGTAAAGCTCGGAGAAGCGCATCCCCGTTACCTGCGCCCGTTCTCCGTTGCCGCTGCGGTAGATCAGCTCCAGTGTGTTGGTTCCGGCTGCGGGGGCAGGGGTAATGGTGAAGGTCCGTGCCGTCAGGTCAGAGATGTAGGTCTGCGCCGTGTCCCCGATCTTCACGGAAATGATCTCATCCACCGTCTTTTCCGGGATGTGGAAAATCGTCTCCTTGCCGTCCGGGGAATACAGCACCTTCCGCTTGCCCGTCAGCCGGTTTACGTTTTCCAGCAGAAACCCACCGCCCGCAGGTGTGGTGGCGTTCATCACCGTGGGGATATAACCCTCCACCGCTGTAAAGCTGCTGTTGTCCTTGCCGTCCCAGCTCATGTACTCATGGCCGTTTAGCAGGTAGACCTTGTTGGAAAAGCCGAAAAACGAGGTCTGGTCCTGCGTGCACTGGCCCACAACCTTGGTTGTTGCCGCCGCCGGGTCCAGAGAGAAGATCAGCCCGCCGAAGGCGGCAAGGGTCCGCTGCTTGCTGTCGACCACGCCCTCCCACGCGCCGGAGAAAATCGGGTTTGCTGTGGGGGCCGTGTGGCCGCTCTCCGCGCACCATGCGTCCCATGCCGTTTTCAGGTTCAGGACCGTCTTGGTGCCGGGGCGCAGCTGCAAGTGCTTCTCCCGCGTCACGCGGAAGTTCCGCATCTTGCTCATTTCGCCGTTCTTGATTTTGGTATCCCCGTCCGGGTTCTCGTTCAGGCCCAAAAACTGGCGGATCTTCAACACCTGAATATCGTTGCTGGATGTGATTTGAGCCATTGTCCGGGCCTCCTTTATCCGTAGGATAGATAATCGGCGGTCATCTCCCCGCCCGTCATCACGTCATCGTAGTCCTCGCCCTCGTCAAAATCGTCCACGATATTCTCCACGGTTTTCTGAGCGCCCAGAACGCGGGTTACACAGAAATACCGGGCAGCGTCGCAGATATGAGTGATTTCGTGGGGTTCCGTGGCGCAGTCCGAGGGGTTTTTCTCGTCATGCTGGATGGAGGGCAGGTTGCGGATCAGGCCCACGCAGTTTTCCGTCACCAGCAGTCCGGGCCGGTCCGTGTCGCTCTTCATGGGCTTTAGAAGCTCCTTGACGGCCATCCAGCCCTGAACGCGGTTGTTGCTGGCCTTCAGCAGCCCCAACCCGTACTGCGCGAAGATCTCCGCCATGCTCCGTCCGCTGTCCTTCTGCCGGTTCCACATATCCGGCGGGGCAATGGTGAACTCAATGTGCTCCTCCGGCGGGGTCAGGGCATTTGCCAGCTTTGCCGCTTCGCTGACGATCAATCCGCTTTGCTGTACCTCCCGGTACACATAGGCCCGCCCCTCAAAGTCCACCGACACCCAAAGGCAGGCGAACATATCAAGGCCGTAGTCGAACGCCCGGTATTTCTTCCACTCACGAGGCACCCGTACAAAAGGCGCAATCACATGGGTTTCTTTGCGGAACTCCGGGAAGAACGTGCCTGCCATGGCGTTCCAGTCACCGTAACGCCACGCCCGCCGTACATCCTCCGGTAGCAGGTCCAGCATTTGCTTGTACTCCGGGGATGCCTCCAAAAGCTGGGGGTTATCGTCCACCGTGGCGGGGATAAAGGTGTAATCCTTGGCCTTTTCCCCCTCCCGGTACTCCCGGTCCACGAACAGCCGCTTTACCCACAGGTGGCCGATGCCTCCGGGGTTGCAGGTCAGATACATCCGCCGGGGGAACTTGGTCGCACCACGCAAGCACGCGCCCAGTGTGCGGAACTGGGATTCCGAGAACTGAGTGGCCTCCTCCATGAAGATCCAGTCAAACTCAAGGCCCTGATATTCCTGATCGTCCCCCGCTCCGTAGTGCCCGAACTTGATAATGCTGCCGTTGCAGAAGAACATCATCCGCATACTGCCGTTGTAGCTGCCCACCTCCGGCGGGATCAGCTTTTGCATGGGCAGGATGATGTTCTGCTCCAATTCCGGGTACTCCCGGCGCACGATCAGGATCTTGATGCCGGGGTAAGTGAGCGCGCCGCCTGCCGCCTTCCGCAGCAGAACGTGTGTCTTGCCGCCGCCTCTGGCGCCGCCGTAAGCCGTGTACCGGCTCCGGGACTGGCAGAACTGCTTCTGTTTGGGGTTCAGCGTCCCCAAATCCACCTGCACCGTTCCGCCTGCTGTCTGTTTATATCGAGGCATAATCGCTCCTTATATCTGGTGAACGGGCCGGGTTCATGCACCCGCTCCGTCCATATATGGGGGAAGGGGCCGAAGCCCCCTCCCATGAGATCACTCGTAATCCTTGGTGCCCTCGATGCCCACGCAGCCGTCCTTAGTGCCGATGGCCCGCATGGTCTGGCCTTTGGTCAGGGTCACAGCAGCGGTGTAGATCTGGGCGGTGTTGGAGTACCGGGGGTTGGTGCCGTCGGTGGTGTACTTGAACACCACGCCGGACACGGCGGTGATGCTGACGGCGTGAGACGCGATAGACATCACGGGTGCCACCAGAATAGCGGCATTGCCGCAGACAGCCACGCCGTCGCCCTTGGCCCCCAGCACGAAGCTGTCATAGTAGGTCACGCCCTGCACCACAGGGCCGGAATAGCCCTTCACCTTGGGCAGGATGTCATACTGTGCCAGCTTCACGGGATCCACGGTGCTGCCCTTCCACTTGATGAAGAAGTACACACCGTTGGGCATATAGCGGTCGGGGATGTTCTTCACCCGGCAGCCGTCGAACTGGCCCACCACACCGCGGGTCAGGGTCTCTTTGGCAAGGCTATCGGTGCCCAGCCATGCGGGATCCTGCTTCAGCAGCTTGTAATAGCTGGTGGCAATGTACAGGGTGCGGTTCTCCATGGGCACTAAGGCGTTGGTCATATCGGCGTTCAGGTCGATAATCAGGCCGCCGATGGTGCTCTTGGTGGGGACGGTTGTCTCCTGACGCTGGATATTAGCGCCCATCACCCACTTCTTGATGCGGTGGCGGTCCATGTTGGGGGTGGTCCGCTGCTCCAGCTGACGCCGCAGGGCGCGGGAAGCGGACTTCTCAATGGCCTGATCCGTCTGATCCACCGCGTCGATGGTGAAGGAGAAGGCGGGCTTCTGCTCGCAGGTCATCTCCTGCTGAGTGTCGCCCAGGTCATAGGTAGTGCCGAATCGGTTGTCGCCGGTGTTGGTGTACTCGGTCTCCGGCACGGTGTCCACGCTGCCAACGACAATAGTCTTGCTGTTTGGTCCGGTCCAGGTGTATGCCTTACCGGCATCGTCGTCGGTGATGGAAGGCTTAGAGAAAGCCTCCGCGATCTTGGTTGCGTATTTAACGGCGTAATTGATAGCCATGATTCAAAACCTCTCTTTCGTCGGTCTCCCCGGCGATGCAAAGGCTTAGTCCTCCCAGCCCTCCAGGAACGGGTCCTTAGACTTCAGCCCATCACCGGCGCTTCTCATGCTACCGGTGGAGCGCTCCGCGTTCCTCTGGTTCTGCTGTACGGAGGCGGTCTCCCGCTTGGCGTCTGCCGCGTCCTGCCGCGCCTGCTGCACGGCATACCGGGCGTAGGCGGCTACCAGAGAAGAGCCGTTCCGCACGTCTGCCCAAACCTGGGGCGGGATGCTGTTGGGGTCCTTTGCTGCCTCTGGGAATGTCTGTTGAAATTCCTGAATGTCCGCCTGTCGGCGGCTTGCCGCCTCGGCCTCGGCCCGCTGGGCCTGCGCCATGGCGTCCTGCTGGGCCTGCCGCTCTGCTTCTGCGACGGCCACAACGGCCTCCCGGTCCTCAAGCTCCACGGAGCGCCGCGCGTCCGCTTCACTCAGGCCCTCGGCCTGCTTTGCCTGCGTCCGGAGCACGGAAATGTAGTCCTTGGTGTTCAACCCCTGCTGGTTCGCGAAGCGGTTGACCATCTCCATCACAGGCTTAAATTCGTCATACTGGCTGCGGATGCGGTCATAGTCCATGCCCTTCTGGGCCAGTGCCACCATTTCCGCTTCGTTGGCCTGCCGCACCTCGCCCATGTGCCGCAGCTCCCATGTCTGGGGCCGTGCGTCCACGGTCTCTGCCTCGGTCTGCTGCGTCTGGGCTGCCTGTTCCGCATCTGCGGGGGGCTCAGTGCCCTCTTCCGGCGTCTCTGCGCTCTCACTGGGGTCCTCGGCAAGCGTTTCCTCGCTAGTCTCCACCGGCTCTGCGTCCACTTCCGGCTGGTCTGCCGCTGCTTCTGCTTCGCCGTCCCAGCCATCCAAAAAGGCGTCCGTAGTTTCGGGCTCCTGTTCGGGGATCTGGTTCATGTTTTCGTCCATATTGGCCTCTTTCCCCGGCCTGGTCTGGCCGGATCTTTGTATTTTCAAAGCCTGGTCTGGCTTTGCTGACAAAACAAAAACGAGACCACAAGAAACGGCTTTCGCCGTTCTCATGGCCTCGTTGGGCTCTCGTTTTTATTCGGTTTTCAGGTGGAAGGGGACGTCTGTATCCAGCTCCCGCCCCTCAAAAATGGTGGGGTAGTGGCTCACCTTGCATCTTCGGCAGTAAATCGGCGTGTTGTAGATCACGCTGCCCGGTTCGATGTGCTGAAGCGCTTTCCCGCAGATAGGGCAGCGGTAGACCCACGTCCCATCTACCACCATGCTCCAAACTCCCCGTGTTCAATGCCGCCATAGAGGTTTTCCACGTCACCGATCACGCTGGGAAGGCTCTGGCGGCACAGCTCCAGCTGTTCCAGAAACGTCTGCCACAGGAAGTTGGCCCGGCTGGGGTCCTCCTCCAGCAGCAGCAGACCTGCCAGACCGTAGGGCAGCGCCCCGGTGCAGATCCGTTCATCCAGCGCCACCTCGTCCGCCATCTCCGTCACCTTGGGGCAGATAGGCCGCTTGCCGCCCGCCGCTTCCAGCGCCTCCCGGTAGTTGTCGCTGTACGGGAACGCCCGGTCTAAAACGCTGTTCAGCAGAGAAACGGTCCGCAGCTTGTACTCCTTGGTGTCCGCCGTGTCCGTGGAGCCGGTGGATTCGTTCTGGGAATCCATCAGGTGGATGGCGATGTCGAAAATCTGCTGTACCGTAACCGCCATATCACACCTCCCGCCCCTTCAGGCTGGCTTTCATGGTGTTCAGATCGTAGGTCATCAGGTTGTCAATGCCCTGTTCCACGCTTTTCTGCCGGTCCGTAGGCTCTTCCGCCTCCGGCTTCTCCGGTTCAGTGGGGGAGGGGGCTTTGATCTCCCGCAGCAGCCGCAGGATCAGCACTGCGCATACGGCAGCGCCTATGCTGGCCGCACCGCAAATCAGGGATAAAATCAAAATCAGGCCGTTCATTTTGTTTCCTCACTTGAAGTCACTTGCGTCCACGCCGTCCCCGAAGGTCACGTTCACGCTGATGTCCTGGCGGGTCTCCTGCTTGTCCTGATAGCCGCCCAGGCGCTTCTGCTTGTTCAGGAAAATGCCTCGCGTCACCATGCCCTTTTCCTGGTAGATGGGGCTGGTGTCGATCTGCTCCTGAATCCGCTGGTATGCCAGCCGCACGTAGTAGCTCATGACGCAGCGGGGATCGGTGATTTCCTCGTCACCCGATTCAAAGGCTTCCACCTGTGCTTCGACCACCTCGGCCTCCCGGCCATCGTTGTAGTCGTAATACCCCTGAAGCCGCTGAACCGTCCATCGCATCGCATTGGCAAGGCCCGCCTCGCTGTATGCCTGCTCCAGCCGGTCCTGCACGTCAAAGTATTCCTCGGACTGCTTCAGGAACGCCTTGATCCTCTCAATCGTCTGCTTCTTGTGGGCCGCGGCGGCCTTCTTGTTCATGTTGTCCATGTGCGCCTTGCGCTCTTCCGCACTGGGATTTTTCTTCTGATAAGCCATGCCCCGGCCCCCTCTCACGAAAATTCTGGTACGGCATTGCGCTCCGTTTGGATTGCTTACACAATTAGCCGTACAGAACCGGGCAAGCATACTGCCCTACACAACGGCCTTGCCCAAGGGCAGCCGTTACCTCACCACTTCCGCATACCTTTCGATGAACACGCCTCGGAGTTCGCTCTGCATGGTTCTGTACGCGCTAACCACGGAACTTTTCAGCCCTGCGCCGGTATGTCGGTCGCATCCGTTTCTTCATTCATAGCCGGAGCCAGCCAAATAATTATTATTCGGCCTGCCGCTTTCATACAGCGCACAGGCAAGCCCCTTGTAGCGGTCTTACCCTTCCACGGCGCCGCAATGTGGTAGCATACATCTGGTGGTTTCGGCAGGAATCGAACCTGCGACATATCGGCTCACGAAGTCCGCCGCTCTTCCGACTGAGCTACGAAACCATGCTCCGGTGGGCTGTTCGGACCCACCGGGCAACAGGAAAGGAACTGAAGGTGAAAACTGGCGTCTGACACAGGAGGCAGGCGGGTTCTATCCCGCCAACTTCATTCAAGCATATTTCGTCAAGTGAACACAATGGGTTTCAGTTATTTTCGTAATGTTCTACATAAAATCCCCCACCCCCTTTTTCCGCCACCCCCCAGAGGGGGCATCGGCATAGCTTGCCGCAGCTGACATGCCAGTGCAGAGAGGTCTGTGAAAGGGGGGAGGGGATGTGGGTATATAGCCCTATACCA